TGATCGGAACGGCTGGCAATGCCATTACGTTTGCTGAAGCATGGCGTATTAGCAATAGCGGCCACCTCCTCGCCGGTACCGACGCCACCTACGACATCGGGGCCAGCGGGGCGAATCGTCCGCGTGATGTGTATAACAGCCGCAACACAACAACCGGCGGCCTCACGACGGCAGCGCGGTTTATTACGAGCAGCGGAACACAAGCATCACCTGTCGTCAATACATGGTACAACACGGGAATCGACAGAACGAGTGATGCCCCGGCCATGTATATGATTTGGGCAACCCAGCCATCTGGCGCATCATGGGCCTTTTACCAGTTCATTTTGGAAAACGGCAACGGCACCGCGCAAACCGTTACGACGACTCCAACGTCAAGTTTGGAGTTTCAATGGAGCGGCAATCTATTGCAGGTTCGAGCAACAACTTATAACAGCACCATAACGTGGCAGTGGGTCAAGTTTAAGGCATAATCATTCACCTATACTCGGAGATTTACCATGTCCACCCCTGTCGTCATCAATACCGCCGCGATTCAATACCCGGCCGGCACCACCGAATGCCACTGCGCCATCACGGCGCAGACGGTCGTGGGGCCGTCCACGGTCACGCAGGTCGTCGTGCTCGATTCGACCACGCTGGCCGATGATTGGACAGATGCGCAGCTTTGTGCGGCCGTCGCGGCGGCACTGAACGTCCCGGCAGCCGACGTGAGCGTGGCGGTCCCGCCCGCGCCACCGGCTCCGGTCGAGGATCCGGCACCGGTCGATCCGGCACCGGCGGATCCGGTTGTCCCGTAGTCCCCTCTCACCATTCCACGGACCTGATCCACGGAGATCAACATGACAGACCTTGAGATGACCCCGACGACGGAACCCGTGACCAAGCCCGCCAGCAAGGCGGTGGCGGTCCTGTGCGTCCAGTACCAGCAGCGCATGGCGCAGGAAGCGGAGGCGCTGGCGGCGATCGCGCTGGAGTCGGACGGGCTGGACCCGAAGGACGGCTGGCGGCTGGATATTGGCAAGGCCACGTTCGTGCAGGTCACGCCCTAACCGGAGCGACCGGCCATGATGCTCGGCACCTACCCGATCAGCGCGGTCCCGATCTCCGGGATCGGCCAGTATGCGCAGCTCCTCGCGGACGCGGGCGCGTATACCGTGACCGGCCAGACGGCCCGGTTTACGGTCGGGCTGACGGGTAGTGCCGGGTCCTATAGCCTGACGGGGCAGGACGCCCGGTTGGCGGTCGTGATGCGGGCGGGCGCGGGGGCCTATGTGCTCACGGGCTATCCGGTCACGATGCGCTATATTGACAACATCCGGCTTAGGGCGCGGGACTTCTCCGATTTCCAGTACCTCATCCGAGACGAGAGCGAGGGCTATTGGTGATGGCGGTGGCTCCGGTGACCTTTAAGACGATCAACCCCGCGAACGCCTATCTGGCGCGGGCGGCGATCGAGCGGTACAACGCCGCGACGGATGCGTACATCCCGTGGACGGGCGGCGAGCCGAACGTCACGGTGGGCTTCTATACGAGCGCGGCCGGGACGGGCGGCATCACGGGCCTGACCGACATTCCGCTAGAAGAGGTGGCGGGCGCTCCGGGCACCTATGCGCTGGCGATCCCGTCCAGCCTGCTCGCGGCGATCGTGCCCTATACCGGCCAGACGATTTACCAGATTGTGAAGGCGGGGCAGAATCAGAACCTGCAAGTCGTGACGCCGCTCAAGGTGCAGGTCCCGAGGTACGCGCAGTGAGCGTGAGCTTGATTGACCGATCAGCGGAGGCGCTTGGCCGCTATAACGATGCCTCGCGGCGCGGTCTTGCCGCGGCGGCGCAGTTGTTGCACCGCGAGGTCAAGAAGGCGCACGGCAGTTGGTATTATAAGGGTGGCGCGTTCCGCGATACGCTCAAAGTGAAGGCGTCGATTCGCTACCGTTCACCATATAAGACCGTGCTAGGCTGGGAGTCGCAGGTCGGGACGAAAATTCTACAGGCGCTTTACTGGGAACTCGGACACAACAATAAGTGGACCGGCAACAAGGAACGCGTCCGTATTTGGGAACCGACAGGAATCGCTAATACGCAACGGATGCGGGCAGAGTTTGCGGCGGTGGTATCCAAGCTGATGGGGGGCCGGTAAATGGCACAGGAGAAACCGCGGTATGTCGTGCCGGGTTCCCTGAACCTGCGCCAGCCGACCCACTCCACGGTCCAAATCTACGCCACGCTCCGGCAGGCGCTGCTGGAGTACGTCTCCCCGCAGGGCGAGATGTTGCGCGAGATCGTCGGGCAGCCGGAGCGCCTCTACGTCCGCTCCGCGCCGGACGGAGTGGTGTTTCCGTACCTGACGCTGCTCTTGTCGCGCACCTCGCTGGCGGCGTTTAACGGCTACCGCGAGACGGCGAGTCTGGAAGTGCAGGCGATGGGCAAGCCAGAATCCCAACTGCCGCTCGTCGAGACGGCGATGGATCTAGTGGACCAGTGTTTGACGGCGTATACCAACCCGACGGGCGGGCTGATGGTCGGACGGTCGCGGACGCGGCAGACGGTGCCGTTGTTCTCGGACCCGGCGGAATCAGCGATCGTCGGCGTGGTAGCTACCTATGAACTCTTTTTGTGGCCCGCGGTCTTGACCTCGCGGGCGTAACGGATGCAGGACGCAGGACTTCACTAACCAAGAGGAACCCAAGCGATGACGGCACCACTGACTGGCTATACCTCCAATCTCCCGACGGACGTGGTGCTCGATTCGGGCGTCCTCTATGTCGGGGCGACGGTATTCGGCGCGTTTAACGGCGGGCTGAAGTTCGATCCCGCCATCGAATACATCTCGACGCAGTTCGACGGTCGGCGCTCGCCGATTAAAGGGCTCGACCGCAAGAACGCGATGATGCCGAAGCTGTCCGGCACGGTCATTCAGCTCTCGACCACGAACGTCGGGCAGATCGAACCCGGCGCGACGGTCTCGGCCTCGGGCGCGTGGACGGGCTCGACCTCCTACCTGCCGAAGCGGGCGGCGACCTATCTCGCGTCGGGCGACTATCTCACGGACGTGCGGGCCATCTGGCTGCGCGGCGGCGGCAACTATGTGCAGGTGCGGTTCCCGGCGGCGCTCTGCACGAAGTACGACATCACGTCTCAGGACGGCGCGGAGATCGCCATCGCCATCGAGATCGAGGCGCGACTCGACATGACCGTCTCGGGCGCGAACGTCGGGGATGCGCCGTACCGCATCGAGTACATCGCCAGCGTCTAACCCCACCACCCCAACCGGAGACCTGATCTCTTATGGGTACGATTGACCTCGACGCGTTGGTGTCAGCCGACCGGCTGCCGCGCGTGAAGCTGTACGGCAAGGAACTGACGGTCCGTCCCATGACGGGCGCAACCGCGCATCAAATCGCGTCAGCACAAACGGAGGACGCGAATGGAACGGCGATGTTCTCGGCGTTACTGGACGTGGTGGCACGGTCGCTACCGGAGCTCACCCGCGAGGAGGTCGAAGGGCTGTCGGTGGAACAGGTCATGGCGCTGGTGCAACTGACGCGCGGGCAGGTAGCGGACGTTGAGGCGATGATCTCGGCCGCGACGGCAGAGGAAGCGGCGGGAAACGACTAGAGGCGGGGTCTGGCGCGGCCGTGTCGGTCGCGTGGGATCCCGCGCAGTATGTCCGGCGGGTCGTCGTCGAAGTGGCAACGGCGACGGGTCGGTCGGTGCGCGAGGTGGCGGCGGAGTCGTTTGCGCTGACGTTGTGGACGTGGGCGGAGTTGGCGGCGATGCGCCGGGAACGGCAGGTCGAACGGATGGGGGAGCGGACGGACCTCGCGGGGTTGGTCGCGGTCGCATTTCATCAGCCGCAGGACTTGCAGAAGGCGGAGTTCCGGTACCTCAAAGCGGCGGGCACGCTGTCGCAGATGATGGAACGGACGCGGGGCCGGATGTTAGAGCAGGTGGCACGGATCGAGGCGGCACGACAGGCGGCGGCAACTACTGACGCGGGGTGACGGATGGACGTTTTTGCTTTGACCATGCGGCTCCGCGAAGAAGGCGCGGGGCAGGTCCGCGCGGCAGTAGACAGGATGCGGCAGACGTTTAAGCAGACGACGACGGACGCCAAGACCTTAAACAAGGCAACCGCTGATCTCACCGGCCAGTTCAAGAATCTGGCCGGTAGTCTCGCCGCTGTCGCAGGCGCTGGCGCGACGATGCGCGCGATCGACGCGTACGCACAGATGACGAACCAGCTCAAGCTGGCGACAACGAGCACGGCAGAGTTTGACGCCGCGCAACGAGCGGTGATTGGTATCGCGCAGCGCACGAATCAACCGCTGGAATCCGTCGCGGAACTGTATGGGAAGGTCAGCCGCAGCGCGGCCGCGCTTGGTCTGTCGCAAGACGAGGTACGCCGTCTCACGGAGAACGTGAACAAGGCGCTGCTGATTAATAAGACCGACGCGGGCGCGGCGGCTGGTGGCATGATCCAACTCTCGCAGGCGCTGTCGAATGGGGTCGTGCGGGCCGAAGAGTTTAACTCCATTATGGAGTCAATGCCGCCCCTAATCCAAGCCATAGAAAAGGAAGCGGGACTCGTACCGGGCACGCTGCGGAAGATGGCGCTCGAAGGGAACCTGACGTCGGCGGAGTTTGCAAAGGCGATGGTCAGTAATCAGCGCATCACACAACAGTTTGCGGATTATGTGCCAACGGTGAGTCAACAACTGGTCGGTCTCCGCAATCAGTTTGTGTTGTTGGCGGGTCGGGTGGGCGAAGCCACTGGATTCACGGAGACGTTGAGTCGGTCGATCGGATGGCTTAAGGACAATCTGCCAACCGTGACGGCACTGGTTGGTGGACTGGCGGCAATGTGGGTGACGTATCGGACTGGGGTGCTTGCGGCGGCGGCGGCGACGGCGCTCGTAGCTGGCGCGGAGACGTTAGCATCGCTTTTTGCGTTAGCAAAAGCGGTGAAAAGTGTCGGAGATGCGGTGGCGTTTGTCTCGCTGGCGACCGGCGGGTGGGCGCGGTTACTTGGTGTGGTCGTCGCGTTGGGCGCTGGATACACCGCGTTCAGCTACATCATGGACCGTCTTGACGGCGTGATGGGAGACCTGAACACCAAAATCACCGAACAGGCAGCAGGCCTTCGGTATCTCGCGAATGCAAACGTCTCGCTGCACGGCGTCCTGCAACAGACGGCAACGTTTACGAATACGGTGACCGCCAAAGGCAAATCGTATATCGAGATGCTGTCAGAGCTGACTGGACTGGTGCCGATCACAACGACCCAACAGAAACAACTGGTTGCCGAGGAGCAGCGTCTGTCCACGGAACTTGCCAAGACCAACCTGTCGATGGCAAACCGTCTGAAACTGGCACAACAGTTGAACGGCGTGCAGGAGGCGTTGAGCAAAGCGACCGTCAAATACACGTTGGACGAGGCCGCGGCACGGTTCAAGGCGCAGGCGGGCACGTTTGGCGCAGCACCACTGCGGCGCGGCTTTGAGGTGACGGCACTTGATCCGGAGCGCGTGCGGGCCGCAGCGGGCGGGATCAAACCGGTATTTGATGAAGTGCGGGCGCGGACGACGGAAGAGGTCAATAAGACGGCCACCGAACTGCGGGATTCGCTGTATAACGTCCTCGGAGATGCGTTGCTCACCGGCATTGAGGCGGCGTTCCAAAAAGGCGCGAACTTTGGCAGCGCAATGAAGGCGTTCGGGGCGGCGTTGTTGGCGGGGCTCGGCAGCGTGATGGTCGCGTTCGGCCAGCGGCTGGTGCAACTCGGGGTGGCGCTCAAAACGGCAATGGACTCGTTCCGCTCGGGCAATGGGTTTGCCATGATTGCGGCGGGTCTTGCAATCATTGCGATCGGTTCGGCGTTGCGTGGCGCGGCGGGTCGGGCGATGGATTCCAGCGGGTTCGGTGGCGGTGGCGGTGGTTATACGGCTCCGGCGGTTGGCGGGATAGCGGGCGGGTCGATGGGAATGGCGACCCAGTTTTATGGGCCAACGGCGGCGGGGTCCGCCTCGACCATTGAGCGGGTGAACCCGGTCAACGTCACGATCATCGGGCCGAACGATCCGGCGGCGCAGCGGCAGATGCAGGAACTGGTCCGGAACGCGCAGCGGCGGGGGAGCGTCTAATGGCCTCGATCACGTTCAACGATGGGACGTCGGCCACGCTCGATAACGGCACGACGGGCGTAGCGGGCGGGGTCGGATCGCGGTTCGCGTCATGGACGCCGTTTACGCGCCGGGTCGGAGAGCGGGCGGTGACGCTGGCGACGGGGGCGTCCTTCGACTTTACGTTCCGCATCGACTACGGGGCCACGTTCCAGATGCGGGACCTGCCCAATACCACGCAGTCGGTCGCGCTGCGGCTGATCCGGCATCTGCAAGGCGGCGGGACCTGCACGGTGACGACGGGGGACGCGGCGAGCCGGGTGTATACGACCTGCTCGATGGACCCCAACGGGGACGTGACGCTAGAGTTTCAGGACGCCACGTTCCTGACGTATAGCATGAGCTTTTCGCTGATTAATCTTGGCGGGGCGGATATGCTCTGCCAGTACGACTAACGGGGGCACCTGATGCCGCAGACCGTGACGTACCAGTTGAGGATACGCAATGCCTCAACGCTTGCCGCACCTGATGGTCCCGACCCGGACTTTCTCGTCATCACGTCCGATCCGGTCGGGACCAACCCGTATATCGCGGCTCCGCCGTCGGGCGATGGCGCGGAGGTGGACCCGCTGACGGGCGCGGTGCGAACGGGCGCGTATGTCGTCGAGGTGGTGGACGCGGACACCGGGACGGACGCGACCGGCACGATCCGGGTCGTCACGAACAAGCTGGAGGATGCCACGTTCCGGCAGCAATTGCTGTCGCGGCGGGCGTATGTGGACGTGATCCGCGCGGGCGTCTCGTCGCGGCTGGTGGCGGGGTATATCTCGTCCGTCCGGCTGA